CTGCTGGTGGAGGATTGGATAGTAATGAACGACAATTTGGTTATTAAAATAACTTGAACCCTCCTAAACGGAGGGTTTTTTATTTGATATTTATTATGTATATTATCTAAAAATAGAATTATGGCAATATTATCAGAAAAAATAGAAGGTAAGCTAATCAATGTAACTTTTGAATCAACAAACCTTAGAGAAGCGTCATATAACACTGAAAATGAGGTATTGACGATTACTTTCAATAATGGCTCTATTTATGATTATAATAAAGTTCCTTGGAGTAAATTCACTAAATTCAGAATGGCTGAATCCCACGGAAAACACTTTAACGAAAACATCGCTAAAGCGCACGATTATAAGAAAGTAAAATGAGTCTATTTGAAGAACTAATTGAAGACAACGAAGATGATAAGAAAATCTTAAAATCTTTTAAAACCAAAGATTCTTTGTCTGATAACATATTTGAGTTATCAAATAAAGAATATATTATGCGACCAGAAATCAGGAAAAAACTTCTTGAGATATCTGATGATTTTATAGAAACATTAGGTGTTAAATTTTTTATACACGATATAGTTCTAACAGGTTCGCTTGCTAATTACAATTGGTCCAATTATTCGGACGTTGATTTACATATTCTTATTGATTACGAAGAAACAAAATTCAATCTTGATTTGATTAAAGAATTTTTTGATGCAAAGAAAAACATATGGAACGAAAAACATGATGTTATCATCAAAGGATTTGATGTAGAAATCTACGTTCAAGATATTAGTGAAGAACACGTTTCTTCAGGTGTTTATTCTATATTACATAACAAATGGATCGTTGTTCCTGAGAAAAATAAAGTTAATATTGATGACAGAAAAATCATAGAAAAAGGTGATGAATTCGCATCTAATATCGAACGATTAGTTAAAAAAGCAGCTAAAGGTATTGATGTTTTAAAAGAAATTGAAGACCTTAGACAAAAATTGAAAAAATTCAGACAATCTGGTTTGGAATCAGGTGGTGAATTTTCTTATGAGAACTTAACATTCAAATTATTAAGGAGAAATGGGTCAATTGAAAAGTTATTAAATTTAAAAAATCAAATTGTAGATAAAAAATTGTCCTTACCACAATAAACAACCTTATTTTTTTCCCGATATCTTTATATTTATAGGATAAGAATAAGTATACTTAACAAAAAAAACAAAATGTCAGACTTAAAACCACTTGGTAGCGAGAAACTTAACGGAGATGAAAAATTAAAAAGAATTCTCGAACTAACCTACTATAATACAAATAAAAAAACACAATCAGCTAAAGCTGAATTGGTTAAAGAATCCAAAAATGGTGGCGTTTATGCTATTGTTAAAGAAAAGGATTCATATTATGTAAAACAAGGTTTAAATGAATCTTCTTTAGATTATATAGGTGGAATGTATATGAAGAATAAAAACAAATTCTCTTCGTATGCTGAAGCTCTTAAAAGACTTGAATTGATTAAAGGACAAGAAGAATTAATCAACGAAACAAAATATCTTTTAAAGAAATCAAAAGATACAGATGAGGCTGCTTCTCAAGCTGCTATGCCTCCTGCACCGGAAGAAGCACCAGCGTTACCTGCACCTGCCCCTGATGATATGGGTGGAGCACCTGCTGACGATATGGGCGGACAACCTGCACCTGATGATATGGGTGGAGCACCAGATGCTGATGCTGCACCAGATGCAAATATGGGTAATGATAAAGGTGAACAAGGAGCTGATGATGAATACGAATATATGGGCCAAATCCATAAATTTTGTGGTAAATTACAAGAGGAATTAAGAAAACAAGATAAGAAATTAGAAAGTAAAGACATCAAGTGGGTTTTGAATATGATCATCTCTTCTTTGGATTTAGATAAGTTAGAAGACAAAGATTTAGAGGAAATTGCTGATAAATTTGATCGCGATGAAATTCACAATGGAGATAAAGGTGGAGAAGAAGAAACACCTGCAGAACCATCAGGTGAAGAACCATCTTCAGATGAGGAGATTGGTGAAGAATATGATGCTATGAAAGCACTTGAAGAATTCGTGGATGGCCCTATGGATGAAACTGATATGAGTGAATATCTACCTGAGGAAAAACACGAACACGATGAAGAAATGACTATCGACTTAGATGAAATAAAAAAAGATATTAACGATAGTATCAATCAAGCGTTACACAAATATTTTAAGTAAAATGCGTTTAATCTATGTTAATGAAATCGGTGCAGACTATAAAGGTCAAAAACAGTATGAATTTATATTCAGTACTAGTACCGAAATTGATATGGATGAATGGTTTGTAATTCCTGCTTCCGCATCATCAAGACCAAAATCACCTGAAATAGAATACATAGATTTAGTTGGTTTATTAAAAAATACAGATTTAGATATGGAACTAGTTCAAAATTCCGATTATTTTGGGGTTATTGATGCTGTAGATGGTGTTGTAGCTTTAGCTTGGCAAAAATTTGACATATCAATCGATGAACAAAGACTTACTTTTAAGTTTGGGGAATCAATCGATAGTGTAAATAAAAAATTAAAAAATAAAGGTTTCGCTCTTCAAATTGAAGAGATAAAAACAAACGATATATGAAAAGAAATGAAATAGTAAGTAGATTAATCAAAGAAGGATTTTCAGAAAAAACATTGGTTAATTTCTCAGATAAACAATTAGCTAACTTGTCAGAAAGAATGTTCAATGAAGTATTGAAAGTTTCACCAGATAAATTAGGTGATGAGAATGTTAAAGCAGCAGTACAAGACCCTGATAGTGAAGTTGAGGTTGAAGAAAACGCATTTATAGGTAACAAAAAAGCTTGTAAAGTTTGTAAAATGAGTCCTTGTAAGTGTGGTAAAGAAAAAAAACCAAAAGAAACTAAAGAAGGCAATGCATTTGGTAAAAAAATAGCAGATGCTAAAAAAGAAGGTAAACCTTCAATCGAGATTGGTGGTAAAAAAGTGGAAGTTAAAGAAACTGCAGGTGAACCATTCGAAAAGAAAGTAAAAGGAGTTGGTAAAAAATTGGAAGCAACTGAAGAAGATAAAAAATGGATTCAAAAAGCCATAAAACACCCTGGTAAATTACATAAAGATTTAGGAGTTCCTAAAGACGAAAAAATTCCTGCAGCTAAATTAGATGCAGCAGCAAAAAAAGGTGGTAAAATTGGTAAAGAAGCAAGATTAGCTAAAACTTTAAAAGGTTTACACGAATCTGATTCAGGTTTGAATGCTAAACGTAACTTACATTTTGAATTAAAAGAAGCAGGAGTATCTGAAAAAGATCTTGAATCTAAAGATATTAACGAATTAGCTGAAAAGCATTCAAATAATCCATATGTAAAAAGTGCTCACGATTATTACAAAAGAATCAATAATAAGTCAATGAGTATGACAGGGAAAGATACTGAAATGAAAGAATGGGTTATGACTTTAGCTGAAAATAAATTATATCATAGTTTCACATCAAAAGGAGAAATTATGAATTTAATTAAAACTAAATTAAACGAATCTAAAAAATAATTTTATTATTTGTATTTTTTCAGTATTTTTACAAAAATTACACTTATGAAAAATATTTTTAATGATGGAGGAACTAAAACAGCTCCATCTAAACCCAAAGTAAAACCAGGTACAAGGGAGGTTCCAAAAAAACCAAGTACCCCTTATAAACCCGGAACTGGCCCAAAACACAAACCAAAAGCATAATTTTCCTAAAAAAATTAGGATATTTCAAAAAACATCGTTACATTTGTAAAAATATATTACAATGGCGATGTTTTTTAATTCTGAAGATAGACCCGATCAGGGTATAATAGCTAAATTAGCTGTCAACAATACTCCTCTTACAAAAATTCCTTTTCCAAAGAATTTTACTGAACCGTACATAAATTACCAAGAACTTTTAGCATCCGAAAGATACAAACAAGTAATTGAGAACGTAAGAAAATATACGGACATAACTGATGTGTATAAAGGTATGAATCGAAATATGCAAATTAGTTTGAACGAAATGATGGATGCATATCAAAGGGTTGCTACTATTGAAAGTTTTCATATACCTGAATTAGAAAAGTTAGCAGTCAAAATTGTATTGAATGAAATGGGTATTCCTGAAGGAGCTATCGAAATTGATGCCAAAATTATTCAGTATGGTCAAATTGATACAAATGATTTCAATAAAGAAAATATTAGTGAATTAGACAATAATCCTGTTGAAGTTAATATAGACGACAATACCCCTGAAATTCCAAGAGAGTTTGATGAAGAAGAATTAAATTTAGAAAGAGCCAAAAGAAGATTGATAAATGCAATAATACAAGGCGCATCTAAAAGAGGTCATTATATGTACCATTTAGCATATGATGAGTTGATGGAGATATTTGGTTCTGAGTATTTGATGAAATATTACGGTATTATGATGTCCATCAATGATTTGAATTATTGGCAGATGAGCGATAATATGATTGGAGGTTTAAGTAACAGTGTGGCCGGAAAATGTGAAGTACAAAGACCATCGGAAAATGAAGAAGAATCTGAAGAAGAACCAACTGCAAAAATTATAGTGAGAGGTATAACTTTTCCTGTTTTACTTCACGAATTGATTAAAGGTATTATGGAATTATTTTCACACCAAGGAGAGCCAAATGATAAAGAATTGTTTATAGAAGTGATGAAGTTCGAAGATACATTGGAAAAAGAAATGTGGGATTTGAGACTTGGTGCACCTATTTGGGATAAAATTCGTTCTCAGTTTCCCGATGATTTAATGGAAGAAGAAAATAAAGAATTACAGAACTATCTATTAGTTGATTTATTTAAGTTACCAGCAAAAGAGTTTCTAATGGTAATGAGGGAAATTCTTTCCGAATCAGATAAAGGAAAAAAATTACTGAATGATATGCTGAATATTATAAATAAGAGACTACGAGAAGAAGATTATGAAGATATAATATCTAAATTCCAAACAGATGTAGATGGTTTAGATGATGATGAATAAATACAAAGACGGTTTTAACCGTCTTTTTTTGTATTTATAGGTATATGAATAGTAAAATAGAACAGTTAAAAGAGTTGGCTCGTATTATGAAAGATACGCCATACGCTTTAAGAACATACCTTCAGACATATGATAATACACAGAAGAAATATGTTCCAATGGATTTGTTTGAAGACCAAGTACAACTTATCCAAGATTACGAAAATTACAACGAAAATATCACAAGAAAATACAGACAAGCGGGGGTTACTACTGTAACTGCAGCTTGGTTATCTAAAAAATTACAATTAGCTAAACCTGAGAATCCTGAAAGAGTATTGCTTATCGCGAATAAGCGTGATACTGCGGTGGAAATGGCTAATAAGATTAGAAACTTTTTAGATCAATGGCCTGAATGGATTAATGTAGGATTTTCAGCAGATAAGAACTCAGAAAGTAGATTTAGACTTAATAATGGTTGTGAGGTTAAAGCCGTCGCAACATCACCCGATGCATTACGTGGTTATACACCAACAATACTTGTATTTGACGAGGCTGCACACATCGAAGCTGGAGAAGATTTCTGGTCAGCATCTATGGCGTCATTATCAACGGGAGGTAAAATTATATTAATATCAACACCTAATGGCTATGATCCGATTTATTATGCGGTATATGATCAAGCAATCAGAGGGTTGAATGATTTTCATATTACAGATTTAAGATGGTTTAAAGATCCTCGTTATACAAAAGATTTACGTTGGGTAAAATGTCAAGACATTTGTCATTATATGTTGAATAGAGAGCAATATAACGATGATGAAGTTGTGTTACATGATTTTGACATCAAAGAATATAACAAATTATTGGAGGATGGTTATAAACCATTTTCATCGTGGTTTGAATCAATGTCTAAGAAATTCAAATATGATAGACGTAAGATTGCTCAAGAGTTGGAATGTGACTTTTTGGGTTCAGGAGACGGTGTAATTCCTGGTGATGTTCAAGAGAACATTGCAAAAAATATGATACGTGTACCCATTGAAAAATATATGCAAGGTACAATGTGGCAATGGAAAGAACCAGTACAAGGACATCGATACATTATGGGTGTAGATGTGAGTAGAGGTGATAGTGAAGATTTCTCATCAATTAATATTGTTGATTTCGATGATAGAGAACAAGTGGTTGAGTATATTGGTAAAATACCACCAGATGATTTAGCTGCAATCGCGTATAAGTGGGGTATTCTTTACAACGCATTTATTGTGATAGATATAACAGGAGGTATGGGTGTTGCAACATCAAGAAAGTTGCAAGAAATGAATTATAAAAACTTATACATAGATGGTATTAATGTTCAAAACAAATGGGAATATAATGCCAAAGCAATGGAAAAAATTCCGGGTATCAATTTTAACAATAAACGAACACAAATCGTAGCTGCTTTCGAAGAACAATTAAGAAAAGAATTTATAGTGCGTTCAAATAGATTATTGAATGAATTGAATACGTTTGTTTACATCAATGGTCGTCCTGATCATATGAAAGGTGCTCACGATGATGCAATTATGAGTTTATCTATGGCTTTATATGCTGCAGACATTTGTTTCAATCAATTGGAAAGAAACGAAGCCGCAAGTAAAGCGATGATGAATTCTTGGGTAATGACGGAAAGAACATATGAAACAGAAAAAACATTTTATTCTTATGGCACTAGTTTGGATATGGTTGGTTCAATGACAATGGACCCAAGTTTCTATCATAGAGATAATCCATTGAAAATGGGTGAACAAGCTTATAAAGAACATTCTTGGTTGTTTGGTAACCCTAATAAAGGTTTAAAAAGATAATTAAATTGTTTATATTATAATCAAAAGTATTTATATACATGGCTAATCAGAATCAAGATATAACTGTATTTCAGAAGTTAACCAGAATGTTTGGTTTTCCAGGTCAAAAAAGACCTCAACCACAACAAACTATTAATTTTAGTAAAGATGAGTTATTAAAAACGGATAGTAGAGAAGAATATGAAAAAGCAATGTTGCAAGCGCAACAAAGCCAATACATTGCAGATAAATGGACAAAACTTGACCAATCTTTATACAATCAATCGGTTTATTATGAACCAAATAGATTATCAGCATATTATGATTATGAATCTATGGAATTTACACCAGAGATTTCTGCAGCATTAGACATATATGGTGAGGAATCTACAACAATGTCAGAAAAAGGTGAAATCCTTACAATATTTTCAGAATCAGATAGAGTAAAAGATATCCTTAATGATTTATTCAATAATGTATTGGATGTAAATACCAATTTACAAATGTGGGCAAGAGGTATGTGTAAGTATGGTGATGATTTTGTTTATTTAAAAATTGACCCTGAAAAAGGTATCATTGGTTGTCAACAACTACCGAATATTGAAATAGAAAGAATTGAAGGCGCAGCATCTAAAACTCCAAATCAAAGAGATATAAAGGTACCTACAAGAGAATTAAGATTTACTTGGAAAAATAAAGATTTAGAATTCCAATCTTGGGAAGTTGCTCACTTCAGATTATTAGGTGACGATAGAAAATTACCTTATGGTACATCAATGCTTGACAAGGTAAGAAGAATATGGAAACAATTATTACTTGCTGAGGATGCTATGTTAATCTATAGAACATCAAGAGCTCCTGAAAGACGTATTTTTAAAATATTTGTGGGTAATATGGATGATAAAGATATTGAACCATATGTACAACGTGTGGCCAATAAATTTAAAAGACAAGCTGTATCAGATCCAACAAATGGTAATGTTGATATGAGATATAATCAAATGTCTGTAGACCAAGATTATTTCATTCCTGTTCGTGACCCGGCAGCACCAAGTCCAATTGACACATTACCTGGAGCACAGAATTTAGGTGAAATTGCGGATATTGAATACATCCAAAAAAAGTTATTGGCAACACTTAGAATTCCAAAAGCATTTTTAGGTTTTGAAGAAGTGGTTGGTGATGGTAAAAATCTTGCGTTAATGGATATACGTTTTGCAAGAACAATTAATAAAATACAAAAATCATTAATTCAAGAACTTAATAAAGTTGCATTAATGCATTTATTCTTATTAGGATTAGAAGATGAATTGAATAATTTCACCTTATCTTTAACTAACCCATCAGCACAATCTGATTTATTAAGAATTGAACAATGGAAAGAAAAAATAACTCTTTATAAAGACGCAACTTCTGATCAGTCTCAACTTGGTATTTTACCAGTTTCACATACTTGGGCTAAGAAAAATATCCTTGGTTTCAGTGATAGTGAGGTTATACTTGATTTACAACAACAACGTCTTGAAAGAGCTATAGGTGCTGAATTAACAGCTACGAATACAATCATTAGACGTTCAGGTATATTCGATGATGTTGATGCTAAATATGGTATTCCTGAAGAAGAAAGAGAAAAATTGGAAGCTAAAGCAAGTACAGCTGCACCAGCAGAAGGGGGAGCATCAGGTGGAGCAGAACCTCCATCGGGCGGAGCTGAACCAACTGCAGGTGGCGAAGAAGCTGCACCATTAAGCGAAGGTTTAAAAACTAAAAAATCTAAAATATTAGGAATGTTGGGTGACGAAAAAGAAAATTTCAAAGATTTATTTGATATGGAAAAGGCTCAACAGAATATTTATGAAATAGAACATAAATTAAACAATCTATTAAACGATTAAAAATGAACAAATTCGGTACAATAAAAAACAAATTATTAACTAAATTAACTGAATCTTATGCCAATGAAAACAAGGCTGAGATTAAAAATATTTTAACAACAATTAAAGAAAACAAAAGTTTTAAAGAAATGTATTTGTTTTATGAAGAAATTGAAAACAAATATATTGAAGATAAAGAAATAGCAAAATTATATGTTGAAGGTTTAAGTACATATTTTGGTGAACCAATAGGAAATTGGAATGAATTAAATATGTTTTGTGAATCTTTAAAAAGTAAATTAAGTGATATCAAAACTCAACCTAATGAATTATACGAATCTTTAGATGTTTTATCTGAAAAAAACTTATTATCAAATATTGAAAAGAAAGTTAAAGCTAAAAAGAAATTAGTTGAACATTTAACAACCAAAAAAGAAATTAAGGAATCAAAAGACTCAACGTTAGTTCCTAATGAAACTTTATTAAATGCGGTATTAGCAAACAACTTTAACGTACTATATTCTAACACATTATCTGAATCACAAAAAGAAGAGTTAAAAAATATTTTATCAATTCCTTACGAAGATTTAATTATTAAAAGTAATGAATTATCGGAATCGATTATTAATCAAGTATCAACACTTATAAGTGAATCAAATGACGCGGATTTATCCAACAAATTAAAGGCGGTAAAAGATGAGGTTTCTCAAATGCATCCATCACGATACAATTACTACAGATTGAATGAATTAAAAAATGGTCTTGATTAATCGAGACCATTTCTTTTTTGTTGTACGTAGACCGCTTTTAACCTTTCCGTTCTTTTTTTAACTGAAGGTTTTACAAATACTTGTCGGTCCCTCAATTGTTGAACTTGCTTAGTTTTTTGAACTTTATTTTTATAAGTTCTCAATGCAGTTTCAATACTTTTTTCTTTTGTAACATCAATAATAATCATACTAATAAATATATTCACAAATATATAATTATTTTTTGGAATTACAAATAAAATTTCTTATATTTTACGTTACACCATAAAACGTGATTATAATGAAAAAAATTAATGAAAACAGGTAAATTTATACCCATCGGTACTTACAACGATGTAAAAATCGGTTATGGTACCGTAGATTTCAAAAATCTTAAAACCATTTATCTTAAACTAAATTCTTGGTTACAACCAGAAAATGAAACTGAAGATTTCGATGCAATAATTTCCAAGTCAAAAAGAAAAATTAAATCATCGATTCATAATTTAAAAAATCCATATTTCAAACAAGAAAATATTGTTGATTTAGATATCAGAACGAAAGGTATTAAATTAGAAAAGAGGTCATTTATGAATTTGGAGATAACGCTTTATGTTAACGATAAATTCGATATCAAAACGAAGGAAATTAAAAATTTGATGAAAAATATTATGGAAATCATTATTGAAGATGGTTTATCTGATAAAATGTTATTTAATTTTTACAAAACAAAAAAATAGTCCACTATTGAAGTATTTATAGAGATAAATTCTATAAATGAAGGTATTAGGACCAAAAGAAACCGGTAGGGGTATATTAGTTGAATATGACGCAGGTCATGTTTCCCCCGATGAAAATAAGCAAATAATACAGGAAATGAAGGATATGGACTTTTCAAAAGACCTTATCCTTTATGCTGTTTTACAGAAATACAACACTCCAAATAAAAACGGGAGAATCTATCCCGAAGCCATTCTCAAAAGAGAGAATGAAAAATACCAAGCCGTTATAAAAAAAGGTGCAGCTTTAAATGAGCTGAATCACCCTTCATCTTCGCTAATTGATTTAGATAGAGTATCACATTCTATTTTAGAAACTTGGTGGGAAGGTAAAATGTTAATGGGTAAAATAAAACTTTACACTTCACCAGGTTGGAAAAAAATGGGTATAGTTAGCACAAGAGGTGATCAAGCTGCTATGCTATTAATGAATGGTGCAACATTAGGTATTTCTTCTCGTGGCGTTGGTTCATTAAAACAAGTTAAAGGTGAAAACATAGTTCAAGATGATTTTGAACTAGTGTGTTTTGATTTGGTATCATCACCATCAACTCCTGGTGCGTATGTTTTCAAAGACTTAGCGGATAGAGAACAATATCAAGAAGCAGTTGAAGAAAAACCAGTGGTTGAAGATAGAATGAAACGATTGATGGGCAATTTAAACAGCTTTTTAGCAAAATAAGGGGTTTTTTAACGATACAAATATAAAGAAACTAATTTTTTATAAATTTCATAGTATTTATAAGATAACAAAACAAAATTTTTACAATGAGTGAAAAATCAATTTTAGAACAAGCGTTACTTCAAGTACAAAACCTTGAAGAAGCTGTTAAGCAAAATGCAAAAGGTATACTTGCTTCAACTATGAAACAAGAACTAAGCGACTTGCTTAAAGAATCAATGGAAGAAGAGGAAGAGACTCCAATGGAAGAACAACCAGAAGAGAAAGCTCCTGAAGAAGAGGAAAAAGATGATATGTCAGACGAAGAAGGCGAAGATGAAGAAGCTAGCGCCGACGATGATGCTGAAAATGATGAAGAAGACCTCGATAATGAACCATCAAAAGGTATTGATGATTTAGATTCTGATTCAGAAGAAGAAGGTGATTCCGATATGGATGATCTTGATGATGCTGGTCACGAAGAAGATCACGATACTATGGATATGACTCACGCTTCTGATGATGAAGTTCTTAAAGTTTTCAAAGCTATGAAACCTGAAGATGGTATCGTAGTTAAAAAGGACGGTGGAAATTTAGAATTTGAAGATGGTGAGGATGAGTATATCATCAAATTAGATGACGAAGAAGCTGAACCAGAAATGGAAGCTGACGAAAATTGGGAGGGTTCTACTGATTCTATGGCACCAATGGAAGGAAATTTCCAAACCAATGGTGATATGGGTGAAGAAGAAATGCCAGCTGAAGAAGAGTCAATGTACGAAATCGAAATGGATGAAGAAGAATACGCAGGAGCTAAGGGTAACCATCCTGATGAATTCAAATACAAAAAACAATCCAGTGGATTCAAAGAAGATAAAAAACACGCCGATCCAGCTCCTCACGCAGGTAAGGTTGGTGACGATGAACCTTTTACAAAAGCCAAAAAAGGTGATGTATTGAAAGGTGGTCACAAAACTGAACCAAAGGAATCAAAAGAACAAGATATGGATGAAAATTCACGTACTCTTGGTCACGGATATCACGGTGGTTTAAAAAGTAAAAAAGTTGCTTACGCAGGAAACAAAAGAGAAGAAATGAACGAGTCTGAATTAAAAGGACAAGTTGAAACTTTAAAGAAACAAAATGCTGAGTATAAAAAAGCTTTAGTTCTTTTCAAAGAAAAATTAAATGAAGTAGCTGTGTTTAATGCGAATCTTGCTTACGCAACTCGTTTATTCACTGAACATTCAACAACAAAACAAGAGAAGATGAATATTCTTAAGAGATTTGATTCAGCTTCTACGTTAAACGAATCTAAAGGTTTGTATAACACAATAAAAACTGAATTAGGTACAAAAACTACAGTTACCGAATCAGTTATTAGTAAAATCTCTGCGACTCCACAATCTTCATCTAGTGAAGTGCTTTCAGAAGCTAAAGCTTATGAAAATCCACAATTCAAAAGAATGAAAGATTTGATGTCAAAAATAAAATAATAAAAAAAAAACAATACAACAAAATGGGAGCATTATTAGAATCAGGTATGGTTGGTAACATCGGGTTAAAACACTTGAGAGTTATCAAAGAAGATACCATCAAAAAATGGGACGATTTAGGCTTTTTAGAAGGTCTTGACGGTCACCAAAAAGATAACATCGCACAATTATACGAAAACCAAGCATCTTATTTAATCAATGAGGCAGCTGTGTCTGACTCATCTGGTTCTTTCGAGACTGTGGTTTTCCCTATCATTCGTCGTGTGTTCTCTAAATTATTAGCTAACGACATCGTGTCTGTACAAGCTATGAACTTACCTATCGGTAAATTATTCTACTTCATTCCTAAAATTCAGGATAGAAAGAATAGTGGCGCGCATTATGATCCTTATGGATATCCAAGTATCTCAACAACTCCTGAAGAAGGATATACTGATCCAAGAAACTTATACGATCGTTTTTACGAGAGTGGTGCTGGTGACGATCCTAACACTGGTTTGTTTGATTACTCTAAAGGTCAATACACTTCAACTACTTTGAATCCAGGTGCAATCATTGCTTTCAGCAACGGTTCTGGTACAACTGTAGATATCACAACAATCACTGGTACTTCAACTCCTTCTTACCTTATCGGTCAGTTCACAGGTTTCTCTACAACTGCTGAAGGTCAATTGATTGGACCAAACGGTATGGTGATGGATACTGAAGAGTTTTTGGCTTCAACAACAGTTAACGTTAACTTTGGTAGCGGTGCAGTTGCAGTTCCTTTTAACATTGTAACTCAAAAATACGGTAAAGGTATTGTTGAGTACGGTCAAAAAGCTACTGTAAACAATAGCTTCCCTACAGGTACGTATAACGACTACGTTGACCAAGTTGGTTCAATGTATGTTCAAATTGACTTACAAGGATATTCTCCATTATCAGGTTTCACTACAACTGCTTTACCAAGTAGTTTTGCGTTATCAAGTGTTTCATTAAGTTTCAGAACTTATGATACTTTAGAATTCGAAGATCAAATTGGTGAGGTTTCTTTTGATTTACAATCAGTAACAGTTTCTGTAACTGAAAGAAAATTAAGAGCTACATGGTCTCCTGAATTGGCTCAAGACGTTAGTGCGTTCCATAACATCGATGCTGAAGCTGAATTAACAGCTTTATTATCTGAGCAAATCGCTGCTGAGGTTGACCGTGAAATTTTACGTGACCTTAGAAAAGGTGCTGCTTGGACTGCTAAGTGGGACTACAACGGATGGAAATATGGTGGAAACAATGGTAACACGTTACAGTCATATACACAAAAAGACTGGAACCAAACATTGGTTACAAAAATCAACCAAATTTCAGCTCAAATCCATAAAACAACCTTGAGAGGTGGTGCAAACTGGGTAGTTGTTTCTTCAGAAGTTTCTGCAGTATTCGATGACTTAGAATATTTCCACGTTTCAAATGCTCAACCTGAGCAAGATCAATACAACATGGGTATTGAAAAAATCGGTACTTTAGGTGGTCGTTACCAAGTTTATCGTGACCCTTACTTCCCTCCAAACAGAATTTTGATTGGACACAAAGGTAAGTCATTATTAGACGCAGGTTATATCTACGCTCCATATGTACCTTTACAATTAACTCCAACAATGTACAATCCATTTACAATGACACCAATCAAAGGTATCATGACTCGTTACGCGAAGAAAATGGTAAACAACCGTTACTTTGGTGTGATTAATGTACAAGGTATCCAAGTGTTCGATTTGAATACATTAAGATAATCTTAATTGGTATCATAAAAAAAACCCTCGAGAAATCGGGGGTTTTTTTGTTTTAAACTGTTTCTTTAGATTTGAATAGATTTTTTATATGATTTATTCTTCTCAAATTCGTAGTAAATAATTGTGTTATGTTAATCAATATTCCTTTACTTGTATCGTTATCTCCACCTACTCGTGTTAATGTCGGTTTATAATGTTCGATGATTTCTCTTGCGCCATCAGCGTACAAATAGATACCACCAGGAAATTCATCAATTGCATAGAATATTACCTCTGCCTCAGTTTTCATAATACCGCTCAATTTACCCCTACTTTCGTATTCTAAAAAAATATTACCTGTTGCGTTGGCAACCTTATCTTTTTTTACCTCAATTGAGTTCACAGGTCTTTCGAATATCTTTTCGGCTACTTCTCTTTCACCTTCGTTCCCGAAAGTTAGGTCTTTACTAAAATCATTACAATGTTCCATAAATTAATTTTTTTTAAATATAATATATTTTTTCCTGAATAAAAAATATTTTGAAATAAATTTCATATATTTGTTTTATGGGTGAAATAGATTACAGTAAGTTAAGATTAGATGTTCTTATCAAATTAATTGATGAAAGGGGCATTACTTGTAAAACAAAAAAAGATGAGATAATAAAATATCTTAAATTGGACGACGATGGTAAATATGTTAGAGAGACCACCTATGAAAAGTGGGAAGGACGTTATTTAGTGGGTATAGACCTCAAAAATCACGTACATTTGATACAGATGGGTAAGTTAGTGGAAAAGAAAGAAGCTCACCCTAAAGGCTTATATGCGTCAGATAGAGTATATTATATTGCGAGCCAAAAATTAATTTGATTACCAAGTTCTACAAGCCCAATAACGAGGTTTCCAACGTGGGCCTGGATTGTCACACTTCATACGTGCTCTGAATGATTTTCTTCTCTCAGGATTATTTTTCTTAATAACCATTCTTTTACCGTGAGCAGATTTACCACCAAAACCAAAGTTTACTTTAACAACTTTACCTTTGTCGTTTTTCACATATACTTTAAATTTTTTAATATCACCTTGCATAATTTTACCTAATTGAACTTTTTTTCCGTGATATTCAGCTTCATTAAGTAAATCATCTTCGGCAATGAAATAAGTGGATTGTACTGATCCTATCTCATCTTCATAAACGATATTTTTTGGTATTTGTGTTATTTCAACTTCATTTACTGAATTAATAGCTTCCAAAATTTGAGCTTTAGTTAATTTGATAGTTTGTTCCATAATATTGTCATTTTCGTTATAATGTGTCATTGTTGGTTTATTACCCTTTCCTACTTTCGGGTGTTTTTTTTCGGCTCTTCTTTTTTGAGCTGTCATAGCTTGTTTCTCTTTTTTATCATATGAGGAAGCCACTTTGGGGGTTTCTTTTGATACTTTTTTCGACGGTCTACATTTTGGATATGATTTACCATTTGCATCTTTTCTACCGCAAGGTGGGTGTTTACCGTTAACTTTTTTACTAACATCTACCCATTTTTCTTTGAACCATCTTCTAAGGTCTTCTTTAAGGACTTCGCCTGATTTAATTGACTCTTCGATATATTCTTTATCTTCTTTTGATACGATGATTTTCATTTTAATAAATATTCTATAAATCCATATTATTTATGAACTTCTCATATGTTTTTTTATACGATGATTCAGATTCATCATAAACATCTTTAGTATATTGCCAATTCCAATACAAATTTTTATTTGGTTTGAAACCATAAAATTCGTGCACTTTCATTTGAGTTTTAGTAACCTCTTCTCCATTCCAATTTTGCCCAATACATATAAAACCCGTTTCAATATCTTTTACAATGTTATTTTCACCTAATGTCGTATGTCTATTTTCAATCCAAGTTAAACGTTCTATCAAATTTTGATAGTACATATTTGTTTGTCCCCATCTTATAGAACTAAAAAATAAAACCACGTCACTTTCAAAAATTTCTTTTGAAACTTTCCATAATTCGTCAGATTTATTGTTGACGCTCGCCCAACATCTATGGTAACCTGAAGGATTTTTTTTATCATCTTCAAGTAATGCTTTTTTTAATCCACATTGATTACCATCTTTCCTTGAAACATTTCCTTCACAAGGAAATATCTTTAATTCAGAAATATCCATAAAAACACAATTATCACCAAGTTCTTCTTTCAGATACATTGCAATAATTTTTGATTTTGGTGTATCAATATCCTTCTCATTCCAATTATATCTGTTTGAACAACTTAATAATAGAATTTTTTTCTTAGTTTTTAATATATCTAAGGTCTCTTTTAGTTTTTTAGTACCTTTATCTTGTACTAATTCTTCTAAAAGCATCATTTTTCTAATTTTTGTTATTTCTTCTTGAATAATATCAGACATATTATTTACATTTTCTCCAACCACCACCTTTTGATTTATAGTTTTTTGCGGCCCAACCGTTGGCATATGCTGAAGGATAAACATCAAATTTCGCTTTTGCAGCAGCCTTAGACGCAGCCCACTTTGCTGGATCAGTAGGGCAATTTTTACTTTCGTCTATTTCCATAGATTCATACATTTCTTTTTCGGATTCGTTTTTGGGTTTTATACCCTTTTCTTTCATATGAATAGCTATGGCTGCTTGTTGTGCAGGACTTGAGGCCTCTTTAATACAATTAGGTACCTTTTTGCCATTTTTCATTTTGTAGCCCACTTTTTTATAACCTTCCCAACAAGATTCATTCAATTCATCATTTTCTCTAATTAGAGATTTCACAACATTTTTTAATTGTCCTTCAGTAATTTTAATTAATTGTCCCATAATAATAAATATTTTTAATCTATCGATACAACCTCAAATTGTATCACATTTTTATAAAATATACTTTCTCCGTTTATTTCTGCTTTTATTTCCAAATAATAAATTCTTGGAATTAAATAAGTTGTATCTAAGAAGAAACAATTTTCATTGTTTGTTCTATCTAATGGAGTCCAATCGTGTACTATGACACTTGTACTGGCTCCTTCTTGTATATAAATTTTATAGAAAACATTTTGAAATAATTCTGTTTGAGATACATCAATCGATCTAAATCTAACAACAATTTTTCTTTTTTCTAATTGGTCTATTTTTTCATTTTGTTTAATACCGTAGAATTGTACTGCGTATCTTTGATAATCTGTTGAACTACCTCCGATTGAAAACAAAGAACTATATTGATTGGGTATAAATTTTTGTGTTACATTTGGAACTGTCATTCCATCTATAGTTAAGTTTTTCCACACATCTAAATAAAATCTTCTTCCGTCACATATCATTCCTGTCATTCCAAATGTAATTTTATAAACACCTTTTTTTACTTTGATTGACTGTAAATCACCTAATCCCGCAATTACATTACCATTAGAATCTGTAACATCAACCAATGGTGCCGTATCTAAATCATAGAAATTACTACCCTTGGTCACATATAAATAAAGATTTTGTTCGATACCTGAAATGAAATTCGATCTATCGTCCAAGATTGTATCTTCAAAAAAAGATTCAACATATGGTTCATAAAAAGTTTGAGTATACTTACCAAAAAAAGAGACAGATTGTGGGTTGGATAAATATAATTCTTCATACGACGGTGCAAATGCGAGCCCTAAACCATAATCTGTTGTTCCACCTGTTAAAACACTATTTACATAATCTGTAATATCAACATTAATATCTTCATTTCCATTATCAAAATGTATTGTTTGGATAACATTTGGGTTAACATAAACTCCAAGCGTTGTCCATCCACTTAAGGTTGTAGCGTTATACCAGTTTGAAGGTGAGACACTATACGTGTAATCTTTACTCGTAACAACATCCGTTCCCATAGCAGCATCATACGCTGAGGAAGTTAATGTGGTTGGATTTACGACATAGTCAACACCAACACCTTCATCCCAATATTCAGGAATAGTAAAAAGTACTAAATCAAACGAAACTGCTCTATCCATACCGCTTCCTGTAGGTTGACTTAATAAATTACTATCGCCAAAAATTGTATTTTTTAGACTTAAAGTGTGTTTTGTGTTTTGGTTGATAACATAAGATCCACTTGAAATTAAAGATTGTAAACTGCCAAAATCTACTTGGAATAAGTATCTTGAGTAATTAACTCCATAAAAAATATTGGTATCAGCATTTTTTGCTGTATTTGTTAGAGCATTACTTATAATGGTATTATTCTTAAGAAAATATGAACGATAATAAGACATCTTTTTATTTATAAATATCAATTAGTTTATTCTAATTGACTTATTTAACATGTCATTTTCTAAAGTATTGATTTGTTTTTGTAATTCTATGAAATTTGGGTCAGATTGAATAAGTGGTGTAGCCATATTATGAACGTGGCTTTGGAACAAATTATATATTGTTTTACAGAAATTTAATAAAACATCTCCTCTAACTGTAGAGTATGTATTTGGTTCAATTCTCTGAATATAATCATCCTGTGTATATTCATAAGGATCCAATTCGTCAAAATTGATAGGTGAATTTGTCTCATTTGTGCTAGTTGATAAAAAATACATTTTATCAGATGTAATGGCCGCAAATGTTTGCTCATCTGAACTTGGGTCTATCTTGGAATAATCAGTAGATGTTGTTTGTGTGCTTACAGGTGCATTCGGATTCACCTTATCATAAATTAAACCAGATTCAGGACCCACTCCAATAATTGTGATATTTTGTAAAATTGTGGTTTTATTCTTTTGTTCTTGATCGTTTACAGGTTTTAAATTTATGAAACTATTTGAAGGTCTAAAATAAAACGGATGTAAATTATCTGTTGAATATTTTGAATATAATGGGTTGTTTGATAATAACACTCCCGACTGTTTTGTGTCTTGTAATGTATCTTGAAGTCCATCGGTGGATAACATATAGAGGGTATCACGAATATCAATATAAGTTTGTACAATTGGGTCATAACCATTTGGAGTATTTATAATTGTTGAAAAAGTAGGAGTAGTAGTCGTACCGTCTGTATTCAATAACTTAGTTATGGTATTATTCAAAGGGATATAACCTATGAAATTATTAGTATTGTAGTCGTTACCTGCTTTATTTTTATCAATTTTATATAAAAACCAATCGATTCTTGTTGGTGAAGCTAAATTATCTATCTGATATTCAATAATATATGACATTAACTTAGATTCTGTTTTAGTAGTTGTAGTATCGACAGATGTTAATGAAGCAGTATACGGGAATTTTTTCAAGGATATTTTAGAAACTTTATTACTCATCAATGGAAATGATAATAACAAAGTTTTTTCACTCGAATTTGCGGATTCTTTAGATAACAATTTACCACCTCTTAATACTAATCCATTCTCAGTAAAAATTACGTCAGATCCATATTTTCCGTATAAAGCGTAATCCGATTTTTGTGCTAAAGAATTTTCAATGGTATAACCATTTGGATTTATATATTCACCTGTTTGGTTAAAAATATCCTTACTATTTTGTGTTGAATTACCATAAGTAGTATTTTCAACTTGTTGTGACCAAGATTGGTCATTAAAATCGTGAGATGTTGTGAATGGACCTGCTATGTATTCTTTATTATCAGTATCCTTCTCAGTATCGTAATTTATAATTTTTACAGATTGACCTATTTCAGGAATGAAATTTATATTAGTAGGTAAAAATGGAATACAAACAAATGGGTCTCTCTTATCCCATTTAACGTAATCAATAGAATTTTCTAAAACGCCAATTTTATCATTATAACGAGCTGCTCTAATTCTACCAATTCCTTTTGGATCTACATTATCAATAACCTGACCTATATCTATAATTTTCATTATTTTTTCTGTCTATTTTTTAATTCATTATTAACTTTATTATATGAAACCTCTACACTATCTAAATGTCTTGTCAAATCAATTATTAACTGCTTTGTTTTTTCAAATTCAGTATATAAATCGTTAGCTGCTTCTAATAAATCTTTATTAGGAGTGTCGTTAACATTTTTTACTATTTTTAATAATTTTTCTTTTTCCATTTTAAAAAACTTTACCCGATAGAATTAACGCACCAGGCGGAATCACTAATGGAGGTACAGGACCTGCTTGAGGTATAACTATCAATTTATTACTTACTTTAGCAAAACCATTTTCATCTTGTTCTTCTGTGTGCCCATCAATTATTGATTTAACAAAAGGAATAATATCATTTGGAACACCAAATATTGGATTAGTGTTAATTCCTGCTTTTTGCATTTTTCCAATAATTCCCATTAAAGCTCTGTCTTGACTATAACCAGGTAATAAATAAGCATTACTCAAAATAAAACCCGGTACATCAGGAAAGGGTAAATTACCATCAGGTTTTCCTGTTCCATTCAAAGCAGATTTAATAGTTGTGATAATCATACCAAAATAATCTTCACAATTAATACCTTCAGTTAATAACTTTCTCAATATAGCTAATAAGCTTGTTATTATTGACAAAAAACGTTTATTTTTATTTGTAATAATTGAAGCAACAATTTGAGAAAGTAATTTCAACAAATCTCTTTTAATCAATCTCCAAAATTCATTCAAGAATCTCCAAAATAAATCGTTAATAATTTTAGCGAATAATTTAGATAATTTTTTCATTAAATCTTTCGTTGTTAAAAAGCTATTAACACCGGCCACATAAATTTTATAAACTACAACTAAAGGAAAAAACATTTTTGGTCCTAAAATAGAACCAATCATAGCTTTAGGTAAATTCAAAATATAATTATTCAATAAATTTATTTGGAAATTTTCTTTAGGTATTGAGCTATTAGATTGTGATGCTGAAGTTGCTGCAGCTTTTTCTATTGTTTGATTAACAGCATCAACCGTTGTTTTTCTATTTACTAAATAAGAGAAATCTTGATTGATAGAAGTGTTAACTGGAATTTCAAAATTGTTACAATCTGTAAATCTCAAAACTCTTCTTATTCTTGCATCCTCTTCGTCTAAATCTATTCCTTCAACATTGTTAAAATCGAAATACGAATCAACATCTTGATCATTTTCATTAAATAATCTTGATGGGGTTTGATTCACTAAATTTGAACTATCCCCTCCTGAGCCATCACCTGCACCACAAACAGCAAATAATTTAGACAACAATCTATTCATATCATTTAATGCCCCATTAAAAATAGGTGTAGCTGAACTATCTGATTGTAATGTTAATAGCAATGCCTTTTTCATCACATCATCTAATTTAGGATATTCAATACTTGAATAATAATCATTGAATAAATCACTAAAATAAACCGTTTGTCCTGTAACAAAACCATCGAATGTCCATCCTGATAATCCTTGCGTTAACCCTGTTACGTTCCATAATTGATTATTAGAATTCCAATTCAAAGTAAACAATTTCTTTTTACTTAAACCATAAAAATCGTAAGTTGGGTTTGTGAATGTAGAGTATAATTTTCTATCAAATTTTATTCTACCTGTTGCAGGAATTTGTGGTTCGTACATTATTTGTCCTGTCGCTGATGACGGGTCAATTTGCAACATATTGAAAAAATCAATTTCAGATGGAGCAATGGTAAGTTCATCTATCATTATTGATGAATTTGTACCACAAATACCATCACCCGCAAAAAGGGCTGATTTGATATCGTTCATTACAATATTTGGTGCTGCTATCATTGTAGCATCTAATGCTTGATGAGCGTACTGTTGTAATTTATTAGTTGAAAATAATTTTGTTTTAGTTGTTCCTGAAATAGTTTTACTATTATAAGAAGAATCTTTTACTGGTGATACATTAGTATCGTTATTAATAAAATTTGATGTAGCAATAAAACTATTCGCTATTGTGATAATTTGTTTGAATAAATCGTCTGTGGTATCTTTAACTGTTTTGTTTATATCCTTTTCATAATCACCCAATCTTTTACCTGAAAAGGGGATTTTAGATTTTAAATCATTTAATAAAGAATTTGTAGTAGAGGAAGTAGAAATAGTTGAAAAGTCGTTAAATTGTTTAACGACTTCTATTTGTGATAATATTTGATTTTGTTGTTCGTTCTGAGTTGGCATTATAATTCGTAATTATCACTTTTATTATTACTACCATCATTTACCAATTTATCTAAGATAGCTCTATCTTCATCGGATAATGTTAATTTACCCATAGGCCCTCCACCTGAACCCGAACCTTGAGTTTGTTTCAATAGTACACCCTGTAATTTTACAAGGGAAATTTTCTTTTCAGTACAATCGTTCAGTATTTTCTGTTGTTCTTTTATAACTGGTCCAATTGTACTCATATCCTCAGCATCTTTCATAAAACTCATCATTTTTCTTAAGATAGTTGAGGCTGTATTTCTATTTTCAACCACGTCATTATAGATTTCTTGCATTAATGCTAATGCAGATTCAACATCTAATGTTATGTTGTTTTTAGTCGATCTCATATATATAAATACTTTATTCTAAAAACCCATTTAAAATTCCGCTATATATTTTTTTGAACTTCTTCAAAGAAATACGTATTTCTTTGGTTGACAGCGATGTCATCTCTCTTAATGAGAGCAAAATGAGATTTTTGTTGAATTTATTTCCTGTACCAATTTCAAATATTTTTTCAAAATTACTAAAGATTTCAAGTAAAGCGTAACCTAACTTTTTCTCGTTTTCATCTAAATTTTCTTTTTCAATAAACTCTTCAAGTGAAATGGTTAATTTTATTATAACATCTCTATAATCAATTATGTGTTCATCGATAGTATATGTTAATTCAGGCCTTTCTTCAATATCAGAGGAAATGTCATCATACGAAACACTTCTATTTTGTTCTTTGGTGTCTTTTTGAATTGCCCCCATAAGGTAATTCTTACAGATTGTACCAAAATAAGAATATGCTTTGTGGTTTTTGTCAGGGTCAAACTTAGCTACTTTAGTGATTAAAAAAGACATAGTGTCGTTATGAATCTCTTCAAATTCCATATCTTTTCTATATAATTTATAACGGCGGATAATACTTTCGACCATTATTATCAGGGGTTCTCGTAAATATTCGTTGAATATCTTGTTTCTTTCTTCCTCGGATTCGGATTTTAAATACCTTACTACCGCTTGTTCTTGATCCTCCCCAAAATATATTTTTTGGGTTCTTTTTCTTGGCATTAAGACGCTACATAATTTATATCTCGTTTATTTTTGAAAAAAAACTCTTTTTTTGCTGTATCTAACCAAAATTTAACTTCGTCCTCACTTAATTTAACGGTATCATCATTCTTGTATAACCAAAATAAAGAATCCTCTCTGAAATTAACGTGTTGATAACCAACTTTGGGAACGGTCATAATTCTAACACCATTATGAGTCAATCTTAATAATAATTCATAATTGAATGTTAATTTGATATTTTCTTTGAATTTACCATTATCAATAATAACTTTGGTTTTAAATAAACCTCCACTTGTTTGATAATTTTGAAACTCTAACAATACTTCATTGTCGATGAATCCCTGCATATCAGTAAAACCATATGCCCAAGCAGATTCATTCATAAATGTTAAAAATTTACCATCAGGTTTTACATCTTTTACTATAGGTAAAAATACATCCACATCAGTAAAAGTATCCATATATTGATGCATACTTTTTAACCAAACCGGTTTGAATTCGTCATCAATTTCCAAAATTGTAAACCAATCTGTTTTACAACTATCGATCCCCAAATTAATTTGTGAACAAAAATCTGTTTTTAAATTGTTAACAATAACATCTATTGTTAATTTTTGAGATAAATTACCGAATTTTTTTGCCAATGATGGCGGGCACACAATTATAACATTTACATCGTTATGAAAATCTTCAATAGATGCAATTGCATTTTTTAACATTGTTTCATAATCCCCTTCAATTGTGTGTACGGGAATTATTACTGTGATATTTGTTTCACTCATACAGTTTCTGATTTTTTTAATTTTTCTAATGCACTTTCTAATGCGTCTACTCGTTTATTAAGTAATGAACTGAAAATTGATACTATGTTCTTTTGTGTAATATCTGTTTGATATGGTAATAAAGTATCTTTCATTTTTTGAATAACTTCATCTGTTAATTCAACTCCATCGATAAATGCTAAAATATAAGTTCCTAAAATGTCTACGATTTTGGTCATATCATATGTCCACATACCGTTTTTGCTTAACCAATCAGGTTCCCTGTTTGGTATTTTACCAACTACAGGTACATTTGATTTCATACATTCCAATGGGAATGTTCCAAATGTTGAATCTTCATCAACCCACAAAGCAACCATACATTCTTTTAAATTATGTGCAAAGTCATCATAGGACATTTGAACCATATCTCTGAATGTGATCCATCTTAATTGTGGATATTTCAAATAGAATTCTGAAATTAATTTTTTATGTACAACTCTGTCTCTACAATTTATTGCTACAAATGGTTTTAATGGCAATTCAATTGGTTTAAAATTATCACCAATAATTGGTGGAACAATAAAAATTAATGATTCAGGAAAATATTCAGCTAAATATTTTTTTGCACCTTCAGTTGTTGTGATTATTTTATCGAAACCATAGTCGCTAAATCTACTACCAATTGGTAATGTTTCATAAATGTAATCAAGTTGTTGAATCAATAAAACTTTAATACATTTCATTGATGATAATTGCGGTAACACATTACCATAATATTCAGGGACAACAATAGTATCTTCAATTGATAATAAAATTTTATCTTCTTTAATTGAAACTACTGGGATGTCTTTGTATGTGTCACCTAACCAACTGACACCAGAATAGTCTTTTTCCTCAACTAATATTTTACTGATATATCCATTATTTTTTAATGTCAGAGCCATATCGTAGATATGTTTAACGGATGCTCTTGCATTATTTTTTGTATCATAAACTAAAAAGTATATAACACTTTCTTTGGTTTTTAAATTACCTAAAGCCGTTTCTAATTTTTCTATGTTTTCTTGATTATTACTCATCTTCTTTTATTATATCGCTTTTTATTAAACTATTAAATGCCAATTTGAATGACATTGCTGTGTCCTTTTGTGCAAATACACCCATTTCTTCATCAACTTCCTCGAATTCATTTAAAACTCTATCTAAACACATTTTTATAATTTCATATTTAAAAATGTTTACTTCAATAGAATCAGCGTCTTCAGATTCAACTGATGTTTTTCTAGTTTTCTTTTTATTTATTCTACATTTGTCTGTGATTCCGTCGAAATCAATGTAGTAGTGTTTCCCGAATAACTCAACCATGTTTCTTGTATTTCAGATAATTTACTTATTTCTGTTTTATAAGTAAAGTATTGGTTATATGAAGTGTTAAATTTTATGCCAATTTTATTTTCTGGACAAGCATCTAATATGGATTTATTATCCGTAATCCATACATCACATTTGTCCCATTGATTTACAATATCTTCGCTTCTTATAAATTTAATATGATTACCTAAATAACCATTTTTAGATAAAAAGAATAATGTACCAGGTTTAGCTTTACCCAATTCATCCAAACCAATTAACGTGTATGAATGTTGTTGATTTTCATACATTAATTTATGTAATTCTGTAAATGTTGTGGAATAACTTAATCCTGCGTGACCAAATATCTCGATTGGATATTCGATGAAAAGAAAATGTTCAAATTCTTCTGTAGATTGAAATTTGTAAGAATTTAGTAGATTATCATTTTGAATTGGCTCAGTTACACCATATTCAAAAGTGTTTTCTTCTTCAAATGTTACATCATCAGCTAAGTAAGCTTCGTTATAATGATAGTCAAATTTTTGGATGGTATTTCTTAAAACCCCATCTATACTTATAAAAATTTCCATATCTAAATATAATACGAAAGGGGTTATAAGTAAACCCCTAATCGTATCTATTTAATATTTCTCCAATGATTGGATTACGTACGATATCTTGATTACTAAATTCAAATATACCTATACCTTTAACGTCTTGTAATCTAACTTTGGCATCATAAAGACCTGATTTAGTTTTGTCTCTATATTTGTCAGATTGTTCAAGATCTCCTGATATAAAAAATTTAGAATTAAAACCAATACGAGTTAACAATAATTTAATTTGAGATGGTGTAGCATTTTGAGCCTCTTCAAAAACAAGAATTGTATTATCTACATTCCATCCCCTCATATAAGCCAAAGCTGCCACTTCAATAAATCCTTGGTCTTTCAATTCTTCTCGTGCTTCTTTACCTATTATTTTATTTAACAAATAATATGATGGATAAATGTATGGGTCCAATTTTTCTTCTAAACCGCCCGGAAGTGACCCTAATTTCTCTTCAGCTTCCACCGCAGGTCTAACTATAATAATCTTTTCAAACTTGTTAGAATCGTCGTATAATAAGTCTACAGCACGTTTCATCGCAATATATGACTTACCAACACCTGCTGGTCCGAAACATAATGTAATTTGGCTTTCACCAAGTATGCGCCAATATTCTTCTTGATTTTTAGTGAGGAACTTTTCTTTAGGACGTTTTATGATTTGTCTAATCCTATCTTTATGTGATATTTTTTTCTCTTCTGCTACTACGGGTGGTTGGGGTGTTTTGGTTTTTGTTTTATAAGCCAAAATTGATAGTTTTAATTGTTCCGTTTATTGTTTATAAATATCATCTATTTAATATGTTTAAAAATTCTCCTAACATTATTAGGTAAAGAATTGATAGGAATTAATTTACATTTTATTGTTTCTAATCCTTGTTTTACCGCTTTTTGTGCTCTATGGTGTCCATCGACTATTGATAGAATATGACCTTCATTATTTACAAATATTAAAATTGGGTAATCTAAATTAGCCATTTCTATTTTTTCTATTTCACTATTATCACCGTCCCAAGTTAATAACATATGTTTTAACTTATCAACGGGAATATTTGTAACAGGTATATTATTGGTTACATTCAATAAATCTAAAAGAGTTATTTTATCTCCTTCTTCGTTTTGCCAAGATGTATCATGAAGTCCCTCATTAAGACCCATTACTTTCTTTATACGTGATATGTTTTCTTGTAAATTCATATTACATAAATATCCCTTACTTTTTTAATTTAACATTAATAATTTGTTCACAATAGTATAGTAATAATTCTTCACTAAAACTACCTTTCATATTATTAATATCTTTATGTACCCATTGTATATTTCCAACAATATAACCTAAATTATTATTAATTCTATCAATGGATGCTGTTTGTTTTATATCAGTTTTTCTACAATGATTTTGTTGTGACCATCTTGGATTTAACGTAATATCAATACCAGATAATATACATTTTTTATTTTGTTTAATAAAAAGATTCCATAGATATTCCATAGTAACATCTTCAGAAAAAAATATATTTTTATTTTTAGATCTATTCTTTTTAAAAGAATTATAATAAGATAATGATAAATCACCAACGCAAACGGCCTTAAAACGACCTTTTATATTTGTACAACCGCAACTAAATGTTTTATTATTATTTAAATGCCAACTACGAACTGGTCTTATATTACCACATATACAAACACAATCGTTCCATTGTATATTTTCTTTAATATATTTTTCGGAAATTACTTCCCAATTACCTATAATAGAACCTATTTTTATTTTCATTACTATTTACCATTTAATATAAATATATCGGTAAATAGTAAAAATCAAGAACCAGTACTACCAAACCCGCCGGCACCTCTTTCAGTATCAGATAAATTGTCAGTTTCAACAAATTCAATTTGAGGATATGGAATTATCATAATTTGTGCACCTCGATCACCAACATTGTATGAAAAACTATCTAAACCTTGTGTCTTCTTGAATGTGGCTTGAAGTTCTCCTCTATAACCACTATCAATAACACCCACACAATTAGATAATATTAAATCTTGATTACGAACTGATGAACGTGGGAAAATTAATCCAACATAACCTTTAGGGATTTCGATTGCAATACCAAAACCATATGTAATACTAAAACTGGTATTTTCTTTAATATCTGTGATTGTTAAATCCATACCAGCATCCCCATCTTTTGAATACTTGGGAATGACCGCATTAGGGTCTAATTTTTTAATTTTAACTTTTGTTATCATACTTTGTTGTTGATAAGCAGATTGCATATCGTTACCTAATTGATTCAATAATGAATTTAATTCATTAATAAATTCTTCATCTGCATTAGATGGATTATCACCACTTAATTGAGATTCAAATTCAGTTAATTTCTTAATGTAATCTTCAATATTTTCTTTTTCCATTAAAATGATTTTTTAAAAATAAACACCGATATTTCTACCGGTGTTTTAATGCTTATTATTTGTAATACTCAGGTGTGTTTTTTGCATCAATTACACACTCAATTGGAAACTTAGCGACACTTAAACTTTCGCTACCTCTTACGTCACCTTCACGGTATTTAGCAGCAACAATAGTTGCTTCTTCTACTGATTCGGCTTGGATTACGTATTTTACTTTTTTAATACGTGGGTTTCCTTCTCTGTCCATTTGTTCGGTTTCATAACCGATTGTAACTTGATAATACATGTTGATTCTATTTTATGATTGATTTAAAAAACTCTACTCTATTTTTTGACACTACACTTAATGAATATTTGTGTTTAACAGTTTCATATAAACGATTACCTAAATCTTCGATCATATTTGGATTGTCTATTAATTTTTTCATACATTTTGCCCAATCTTTATGGTTTCTATTTTCAGGCACTAATAAAGCATTCCCTTTATCGTTAAATTGTCCATTATCCATCGCCGAAATTAAATCGATAGTATAGGGTTCAACTTGACTGGCAATCAATGCTTTCTTATGGAATCCTGCTTCAATAACTTTCAATTGAGATTTATTATTATTGAATACACTATTCACAAGTGGTGCCAAAGATACATCAAAAAAATTATAATTGGTTGCATAAATACTAACTTCTTTCGTCCATCTTCTTCTATATGGTTTATCACTATCCTCGTATGGAGTTTCAGCAAAGTTCATTAAATAATTCTTATAATCCAAATCTAAAACACTATAATTATCGGTAAAATATTGTTCATATTTATACCAAACAGTTTCCATAGGTTGGATTGGTCTTTTTCTTTGTTCTCCTGTTTGTGGATTAATTTCAGTTACAGAACCTCTAATATCGAATCCACACAATACAAATTGTACCTTGTCTTTGAATGTATTGTGAGTAGTTGAGATACCGTTTGCAAGTAATTCTATATCACTTAAATGTGATGAGCCCCCTAACCATCCAAATCTTATTTTATTTGAAGGAATGTTATTTGGTTGAAATTGTGGTTCCGTTTCATCAACAGCATTAGGAAAAACTTCTACATTTTTTAATCCTAATTTTTCTCTAATTGTTTTTTTGAATACTTCAGTTGTTGTTGTAACATAATCAACTAATTTCATCATTTCAATTTTCTTCTCACCTATTTTATTTTGTTTTATAGCTTGATACATTGGATGTCTTTGATCAACAAACCAAAGGTCATCTATATCCATAATGGTTATAATGCCCTTTTCTTTCAATGATTTGATTCTCGCTAAGTTATCTTCGTGATTTGTTTGATGTATGAAGCTATGAAAAACTACAATTTGGTAGTCTTTGAAAAAATTATCCTCTAAAGGAGCGTTGAATGATATATCTACGTGTATATCATTTGAAAAGTTATCACCAATAAATTTAAATGGATCTAACATTCTGAATTTACCCACACCGAATTTATCAGAAGGTATTGCTAAGATTTTGATTTTTGACATTAAGTAATATTATATGTCAATAATATACATAAAAAAAATTAAAAAACAAATTACTTAGCTTTATTTACACCAGTAATTTTTCCTTTGAATATAGAATCACCAACTTTCAATACAAGATTTTCATTGATTGATGATGTTTGTTGAGCTGTTAAAAGTTGATTTAATTTTTCATCCAATACTTTACGAATTGTGTTTTCAATCAAAACTTCGATTGCTTTCATATCAACATTTGAAGATACCTGTGTATTACTATTTCTTTGAGATTGTGAATTCTTTGTTGGTAGACCTTCTTGTTCCATTAGTCTTTTTGCTCCCTTTATAAAATCCATATCCAATGTTTCATTTAATGAAATTTGTGGAATTGGTTGAATAGGATGGTCAATCATTGCTTGCTTAATTGCATCTGGTAATTTTGAACCTTGGATTTTATCCATATTTAATGGACCACTTACAGGTCTATTTAAATTTCTTTGTTGAGGCACTGAAGATTCTTGTAATCTACCCGCTAATTCTTCTGGTGCTGATCTTAAAATACTTTCGTCTACATTTCCTTTTTGGTAACTTCCGCCATCGACCATATTCATAACTTTTTTGGCTTTAACTAATTTTGACATTAAGTCATTCGCGGATATTGTTCCTGTTCCTTCTTGCATATTAATAAATATTTTATTTTATAATAATAACGAAAATTATAATAACATTAAACGTTTAATTCTCATTATGTTCTCTTTCAATGTGTTATCTTCTTCTTCACCTGCATTAGGTTCTTCTTCTGGTTTGGAAGGTTTCTCTATTGGTTTAGGTTGTGGTAACGGTTTTTTTGTTTTGGAAACTATAGGTTCAGGTTTTTCAACTGAAGGTTGTTTCACTTGAGGCGCAGGTTCAACTGGTTCCTTTTGTTGAGGAACTTCAGGTTTTTCTGTTGGTTTCTCTATTTGACTTGGTTCCGGTAATGGCTCTGCTGTTGGTTTTTCTGGTTGTATTGGTTTTTCTACTGGCGGTGTGGGTTTTTCAGGTTGTGTAGGTTTTTCTATTGGAGGAGCAGGTTTTTCCGTTTTTGCTTTTGTTGGTTTTACAACCTTTTTTGTTTCAGGTTTTTTAGTCCACAAAGCTGTTGCAATAATACTTGACATAGATTTGTCACTTGCACCTTTATATTTTGGTCTTTTGACATCGAATGTTTTCATATCTAAAACCACAATACTACCCATTCTTGAAACCAAAAAAGTTCTCCATCCATAATTGGCTTTTTCATTACCAACATCACTAGGTGTGCCTCTTTTGGAACGAGACGGCGTATCAATATATGCACGTAAAACTAAATTACCTTTTTTATTATATCCTAAAGTAACACCTTCTGCATCGAATCTACCTCCCGCTTTAACTCTATCTTTACCTTTTCTAGGTCCATTATAGTCAAATGTAATAGGATGTCTGTTTATTACAGCATATTCCAATTTTTTTTGTTTTGAAACATCTAAAGTTTTTTTATCTTTAGGTGCTTCATTAATAAGTTCTAAAAAAAGTTTTTTTAATATCATGATGTTGCGAAATCTGGGTATGTTTTTTTAGGATTGTATGAATTAGAAGCCAACTCAGCATTTCTTGTCTGAATATCGATAGGTGTTACCGCTGTAGAAGCGTCAGGTACAAATAAACTATTATTCCCAACACCGTATGGTTTTGTGGAACTGAATTTGTTACTTGCTATTTCAGAATTTCTTATCGATATATCTATTGGGGTCACAGCAGTTTCTGCATCTGATGTAGACAATGTACTGTTTCCAACACCATAGGGTTTGGTCGCACTAAATTGATTACTTGCTATTTCAGAATTTCTTACATTAATATCAACAGGTGTAACTGCTGCTTTTGCTTCTGACTCATATGATTTATTAGCACCTGCGTATGGTTTATCTGGTGTGAAATCGTTTATAGCGACTTCTTGTTTTCTATATTGATTAGCTAATTCTTCTAACGGTGAAATGTTGGTTTTACCGTAATCATAACTTGGATTTGATTCAGTATTTGGCATATTAATATGTTATTAATTTTTTTATTTTATTTATTTCTTCAAATAGTTTACCCATTTTTAAAGACGAAACAGATGTTTTGTGTGAATTACTTTTTATCAAATTCAATGGAGGTAAAAAATCAGGTTTTTTGGTATGTTTTTTTAAAAATGAATTTTTTCTTTCTCCTGTCATCGCACCCCTTTCATCAGCATTTTTTCTACCTTCTTTTTTATCTTTAACAAAATCTCTTTGTCCATCTAAAAATTGTTTTGCCCAATTATCCATAAGTTCACCACCCATCAAATCATACTTATTTCTTTCCTTTACTTTGTCTATGTTTTGTAGATCGTGAATAATTCTTTTCAATTGGCCATATTTCACTTTCTTATCAACTAATAACTTTTTAGCTCTTTCTATACCGTGAACAGTTTCACCATTCAATCCAAGTATAGTATGGTTGATTTTACTTAAAATATCGTGCGGAATTTCAAATATCCTATCTTTTAAATCTTTATTCATCTTCTTTTTTTAGATAATCTAATAAATCATTTATAGAAATATTATGACTATCCATACTATGTTTTAAAGCTTCAATTTGTCTAACTATTATTTTGTCTAATTCTTTACCTTTTTGTTTGGAAAGAACATCATTTTCATCTTCTTGTTTTTTCTTAAGTTTGTTCTCAATATATTCTTCCATAAATTTCATTGGATTTTCAACTAAATTAACCATATCATCAGGTAATTTAGGATCATAACCCATTTCTTTTAATCTTTTTTCAGTCTCTATTTCATCCAAACCTAATTCTTTTATAAAATATCTTTTAGCTTCCTCATATGTCTTGTTTTTCAAAATAGTCTCTTCAGCTCCCAAATTATTATCTAACTCAACTTCGACCATATCTCCTTTAGGTTGTTTACCTTCCGCCCAATATCTCAATGATGTGTGTGTACCACCAATACCGTGAATACCCATTTGACCATATGCTGTTTGAGCAACTTCATCACTTGTTTTTGTATCTGAAATACCTTTTGTTGCTAAATCAGTTGGTTTTTTACTTCTTGCTATATTACCCTTGCTATCCACAATTTCATCAACTTCTTCTTCCTCGTTTTCAACTTTTTCAGG